ACACAACTCTAGAATCAAACATTTCATAATTAAATTTACCACTTTTATTTTTGTCGGCAGCAAATATAGGATTTCGATTTGAATGTTCAGTTGAAGAATATTGATTTACAAATGATCTTTCACTCACGACAATTTTTCTTGTGAGTGGATCAAATCCAATAAATTTACCAGAATAAACTCCAGATTGCGTGTTCTTAATATAATCAAACTGACTAAGAACTTCATATTTTCGAACACCAAAAATATCTTTGTCTAAAGTTTCGCCGACGTTTTTTACATCAAAATTTAAATTAAATTTCGATCTTTGAGTTACTATTGTCGAAAGTGAACAAAAATTATAACCATTCATATTTTCAAAAAACAAAAAATTCGGAGCACCATCAGAATCAACTGATCTTTTTGCACAATAGTTAATTGCATCAAAAGGACTCAAGTTTGGCATAATAAATTCTTTTTGTCCGACAGACCCATCAAATAATCCTAATTGTTTTTTGGTGACATTCAAATATTGTGTAAATATATCCAATGCAATAGCAGAGTAGGTTCCTTTACATCCTTGATTTATTTTTTGCTGTTCTGAAAAAACATACTCATCAGAAACAAAATGAAGAATGTAAGTTTCACTAGTTTCATTTACTTTTGTTCTGTTGGTCATTTTATAGATTCTGAATGTTTTATTCAGAACCCACATATCTTTTGTTTTACCAATGTTTATTTTTATAAATTCGCTGCCATTCAATAAAAAATTTTCTATCATGCCGGTCGCGTCACGAATCATAATATTGCCAGAACGAGATGGAACAAAAAGTCCATCAAAAATATTCAATTCTTCGTAAACATTTCTTAAATCAATCGTTCCGACTTTAGTTATGAGTTGAAGTTGATTGATTGTAAAATCTGTTGACTGTGTGATATTATCTAATATCATTTTGCAATTACTCTACGAAATTCTTCTTCAACAGCCGGCGCAAATTCTGGTTTTAAAATTTTTATTGTTCTTTTTTCTTGGTTAGCTTCAATTTCATATGTGTAATATGTTTTTGTTTCTTTTGAAGTTTGTATTTTTACACTTGCGCCGTCTGATAGTGTTACAGTTTCAATACTTGGTGTCACATTTGCATATGTGTTGGCATCGATGAAATATTTGTCTACAGTAATAGTATTTGTTTTTAGATGAGTTTTTGTTACAACTTTAACGTAATCTTTTACCGATATTTGCGACCATGTAAGACCGGTTTGTCCATTTGCTGTGTTTGCGTTTGCTGTATATTTTGAATTGATAAATTTTACAACTTCTCTTTGATCTAGTGGCCAATCATAAATTGGATTTATAATATCATTCAACATTAACACCATCCAATGTCTTTCGGATGAACCATATATTTTGTATGCTATGCCTTCTGGTGTATCTGAATCTTTAATTTGATAAGTATAAAAAACTGAACTATTGTCTTTGAATGATTGTTCAAAAGAAAAACGAGTAATAATATTCGTTAAAATGTCAGCCGAGGTTTCAGTTTCATTAAGATAATATGTTTTTGGAAAAAAATTAAAATATTTTGCCATTTTTATTAACCCTCAAAATTACCAAGAGATGCAGAGTATATTACTTCTTCTTCACTTCTTGATTGTTTTGCACTTGGTGCACCAGTGGCTGCCCATCTCAAATACTCTTTCGTAACAATTTGAGTTTCTTTAAAATTCAATGACATACGAATCGCAACAGGCATACCAGTACCACCAAGTGAAGCGCCTTCGGCAGGAACTTCATAAGCAGAAAATCCGTTTGGTGCATAATCCAAATCAATTGAATTCAGTACACATGTCGATATCTTTGGTATATTTGGATTTATTTTGCCGTTGTGATAAAATTCAATATCAAACTCTGATGGCGGTATTAAAAATTTTCCACCAGTTTGTGATGCATATTCTGGCGCTTGATGAAACTTTAAAGAGTTAATAATGTTTTGAACTGTCTCACCCTCTTGTCTACTTCTTGGATAAAACAAAAAGTCAAATCTAAATGTTCTAAAAGATGGCGAACCATAAATTACTTCAAGACCAGGATTACTTGCAACACCTAATTGCGCCAATCCAATGTTAGCTAAGTTGCCTATAGTACCAGAGGCATTTTTTCGTAAAAATTCTAATCCAAATGACGCAACATTGACCGGTGCATTTTGATTTGCACCATTTTTCAATGCATCGACAAGTGATGATCCGGCGGCTAAAGCAGTACCAACATTTCCTAAAGTATCAAAAACGGCTAAATCATTGTATGATTGACTGTAGACAAAATTCAAAGAGTCTGGCATGTATAGTGCAATAGCTTGTTTTGTTCTTCGCACTTTTCTCAAAAAAGAACCATTATTCATAACATCAACAGTTTTGCTAAAACCTTCTGCACCTTGAGCAAAAATTGCTTTTGTTCCTTCAACTACTTTTTTTGCTATTTCGCTTTGGCCTAAAGAATCAGTCTTATTTCCAACAAAATTTTTAGTTTTTTCAAATAAATTTGATGCATTTTCTGCGGTTTCCGCAGAAAATAATTCTTTTGCTGAACTTCCAAAGTATGAACCCATACTTGGAAGTTGTTGTATCAAATTGGTTGGTCCCCTTTCAGCCTGAAGAACTTCTCTAAATCGTTGAATTGTCGGACCAGTTGTAAATTGTGATGCATCAGAATATTGTGTATTGACTTGTTCGTTGATGTAAAAGATCATGTAATGACCTTTATCATAACCACCCAAATCTACAGGATATTTAAGCACATTTGTGTCTAGTCCTATGACAAACGAATTTTCTAATTTCGTGAGAGGACCTTGTACATCTTTTTTGAAAGTGATATCGGTGAGTTTGAATAAGGCCATTGTTGTTCCTAGAGTGAGTGTGGTATTTATCCTATAAATAAGAAAATCCACAACTACTATTTATTTCACACTCAAAATGGCATACAAAGGAAAGTATATACCCAAAAATCCTGAAAAGTATAAGGGTAATTCAGATAACATCATCTGGCGTTCAACGTGGGAAGCAAGAGTGATGAAACAACTTGATGAGAATCCAAATGTATTGTGGTGGGGTTCCGAAGAACTTTTTATACGATATTACAACCCCATAGATAATAAGATACATCGATACTTCCCAGACTTTGTTGTAAAAGTCAAAAGAAAAGATGAAACTGTGATGACTTATCTTTTAGAAGTAAAACCTGAGGCTCAGACTAAACCCCCTAAACAAAAGAGAAAAACTAAAAGGTTTCTGGAAGAATCAAAAACTTACGTTATCAATCAGTCTAAGTGGAAGGCTGCTACTGAATTCTGTAAAGACCATGGATGGCAGTTCAAGGTACTGACTGAGAAGGATCTAGGTATCTAATATCATACAGGACATACCTATCTATCCAAGATTAATTTGCCATAAGACAGTATGCGGGAAATCTTGATAAAAGACTGCCTTTAAAAAATCAAGATAAATAGACCATGGCTTATCTAATCGACAGAATCAACGCACAACTAGCAAAAGAAGGTCTTAATCCACGCACGGATAAGGCTAGAGCATGGTTGCGTTCGAAAGTTAAAAGTTTGAATGTTTCGTCAGATAATTTGATGAAAGACAGAACAAGACAAGTAAATGAAAGAGGAAGAACGATTCTCGGTAGAATGTTCTTTTACTATTACGATCCAAAGACCAAAGATACTTTGCCATACTACGATATATTTCCTCTAGTCTTGCCGATTCAACTTTATCGTGATGGATTTTTAGGGTTAAATTTACACTACATTCATCCAAAACACAGAATCATACTTTTAGATAAATTAAGCGATTATGCATCAAACGATAAATTTGATGAAAAAACAAAATTAAGATTGACATATCGAACACTTCAAGCGGCAGCATCGGCATTCGAAGCTACTCCATGCATTAAGCGTTATTTGTTCAGTCATGTTGAATCTAGATTTTTAGAAATTTATGCAAGTGAATGGGATATTGCGGCTCTGTTGCCAGTGGAGCAATTTGAAAAAGCAAGTAAAAACAAAGTCTGGTCTGATTCAAGAAAGAAATTCTAATGTCATTTTCACCACAATTATTCTTATCGAATATTAAGAACAAAGATGGTTTAGCAAGAACAAACCGATTTGAAGTCATTTTACCAATACCACCATATATCAGTAAGTTTGTATCTCAAAGTATACTTGAACAATTTTTAAATATACCAAACAATATTGTTGCTAATTTTAGTGATACATTTACAGGTAAAGGTCGTGATGTACAATCGCAATCTGCAAATCCATCACTATCAAGATATCTTGCACTACAATGTGAAGCGGCTGAGTTGCCTGGTAAAACATTGCAAACTGCTGATGTTAAAATTTATGGACCTACTTTTAAGGTACCATATCAAACTCAATATTCAGATACAACACTTACATTTTTATGCACCAATGAATTTTATGAAAGAAAATTATTTGATCGTTGGCTAGAAGCAATTATGCCAACAGACACCAATAACATGAGATATTCAAAAGATGAAGCAACTAGATATATGACAAATATCAGCGTTATTCAATATGATGACTTTATTAAAAAAATATATGT